ATTATGCTGTTTTCAACGATAGTACAAACATTGGTATTCTTGCAAACAAAGCAGCAACTGCTCGTGATTTATTAGGTAGATTGCAGACTGCATATGAGAATTTACCTAAATGGATGCAACAGGGTATTATATCTTGGAATAAAGGATCACTGGAGTTAGAAAATGGATCAAAAATACTGGCAGCATCTACCTCTGCATCTGCAGTTCGAGGTATGTCTTTCAACGTTCTTTTTTTGGATGAGTTTGCCTTTGTTCCTAACCATATTGCTGACTCATTCTTTGCCTCAGTATATCCTACTATCACTTCTGGTAAAAACACCAAAGTCATAATGGTTTCAACCCCTCACGGGATGAACCATTTTTACAGATATTGGCATGATGCTGAGAGAGGTAGAAATGAATATGTTACAACGGATGTTCACTGGTCGGAAGTTCCTGGTAGAGATGATGTTTGGAAACAACAAACAATTGCCAATACATCAGAACAACAATTTAAAGTTGAGTTTGAATGTGAATTTCTTGGATCAGTTAATACTTTAATAAATCCTGCCATACTGAAAAATATGGTATATGATTCTCCAATTACAAAAAATGCAGGATTAGATATTTACGAAGAACCAATAAAAGAACATAATTATATTATTACAGTTGACGTAGCTCGTGGGTTAGGAAACGATTATTCTGCATTTATAGTTTTTGATGTCACGCAGTTCCCCTATAAAGTTGTAGGAAAATATCGAAACAATGAAGTCAAACCTATGCTGTTTCCAAATGTAATATTTGATGTTGCAAAGGGATACAATAACGCATACTTATTAGTTGAAGTTAATGATATTGGTGATCAGGTTGCAAGTATTCTCCAATTTGATCTTGAATATGAAAACCTACTTATGGCATCTATGAGGGGAAGAGCAGGTCAAGTGGTTGGACAAGGATTTTCAGGAAAGAAGACACAATTAGGTGTTAGAACAACTGCAGCAGTTAAAAAATTGGGTTGCAGTAATCTTAAAACAATGATTGAAGATAATAAATTGTTGACATGTGATTATGAAATCATATCAGAATTGACTACATTTGCACAAAAACATAATTCATTTGAAGCAGAGGAAGGATGTAATGATGATTTAGCAATGTGTTTGGTATTATTTGCATGGTTAGTTGCACAAGAATATTTTAAAGAAATGACCGATAATGATATCAGAAAAAGATTATATGAAGAACAAAGAAATCAAATTGAACAAGATATGGCACCTTTTGGATTTATAAATGATGGGTTAGATGATGAAAGTTTTGTTGATAAAGATGGAGATTTATGGCATACTGATGAATATGGTGATCGATCTTATATGTGGGATTATCGGTGATGGAATTTGACACACAAATAGAATTAGAACATTTACTATTCTCAGAGAGAAAATGTAGAGTGTGTGGCAAAGTAAAAAATTTAATTGAAGATTATTATTTGACAAGAAAACACAAAGGAACTTTACCGTCAGCATATTCTTATGAATGTAAAACTTGTACTGTAAAAAGAATTACAAAAAGAAGAAAAATTAAAATTTTAAAAGAAGATATATATCCAGACTGGTGATGTTCACGTATTGTTTCCCCGTCGTAAATACCCTTTTTCCTAAATATTTTTAGATAAATTTGAATTACAAGGAGTAAGGGATGGCCTTAAATTTAGCATCTCCAGGTATACTAATAAGAGAAGTCGATCTTACGATTGGAAGAATCGATGGGACAACAGGTAAAGTCGGTGGAATCGTTGGATCTTTTGAAAAAGGACCTGTCGGTGAACCAACTCCTATTACGGGAGAAAATGACTTGTTTGATCAGTTTGGTAAACCATACGATACAGATAAGCAATACGAAACATGGATGGTGGCATCTTCATACTTATCGTATGGAGGAAGTTTAAGTGTTATTAGAGCAGATGATACTGATCTTAAAAATGGTTATGTGGGATCTGCATCAAGTGTAAAAATCAAAAGCACTCAACACTATCAGGAATTAGGGTATCAGGAAAATACTCTTACAGATGTTACTGTTGCTGCAAAAAATCCTGGCACATGGTCGAATGGAATTAAAGTTGCCATAATTGATGGTGCAGCAGATCAAGTTCTAGGAGTTGATACAGTTGGTTTTGCTAGTACAATAGCAGTTGGTATGGGTATAACACAAGCAGTTCCTGCTAATACAGTTATATCAGGGATTGGTAGTACTAGTGTATTGGATGGTCACTTTAAAGGTATTGTTACTGCAAAGGGAACAGGAACTATTGATGTTAAATTCTTAAGTCATGTTTCTGCTGCAAATACTGAAACTGCACAAGACTTTAACAGCATTTACAAATTTGGAACTGAAGGAAACATATCAATATCTGGTAGTGGTACTACATCTGTTACTTCTGTAGTAGACTGGTTTGATCAACAAACCTATGATGTTACTACTGCTTCAGTTGGAGGAGGAACAACAATTACGACTGCTAAGTGGAATGCGGTTGCCGATAAACCAGGTACATCTGAATATGCTGCTGCTAGAGGTGGTAGATTTGATGAAGTTCATGTTTTAGTCATTGACGCAAAAGGAACTATTTCAGGAAATGCAGGAACAATTCTTGAAAAACATCTTAACTTATCAAAAGCAAAAGATGCAGAATTCTCAGTTGGATCACCATCTTACTGGAGAAAGTATCTTTACACAAACTCCGAAAACTTATTTGGTTTAAATGGTTCAATAATTGGTGTTACAACAACTGGATTTAGTGCAGACTTCACTAAGTTTGGTGATGGTGGATGGGATCAGGATGCAGAAGGAATTATTTTCAATAGTTGTGGAGCAACTAATTTAACATTAGCAGGTGGACTTAACTACGGTGGAATTAGTACAATTACAACAGCAGGTGCACTTAACTCTGGTTTAGGTGATTTGATTACAGGATACCAAACATTTGAGAATGATACAATCAATAATGTTGATTTCTTACTTATGGGTGGTGGTCATCTTGGTAAGGATAGCACAAGACAATTAGCAACAACAATGATTTCTGTTGCAGAGGTTAGACAGGATGCTGTTGCATTCATCTCACCATCAAGAGATACTATCTTATCAGATACAACAGACCAGTCAGAAGTTACTGTTAGGAGTGATGAGGATATTACCACAAATGTGATTGAGTTTTATGACACAATTACATCATCAACCTTCGGAGTATTTGACAGTGGGTACAAATACATGTATGATAGGTTTAATGAAGTGTTCCGTTATGTTCCATTAAATGGAGACATTGCGGGAACATGTGCAAGAAACGACATTAACGATTTCCCTTGGTTCTCACCAGCAGGTACAGACAGAGGAGCAATCTTAAATGCAGTTAAACTTCCATACAATCCAACTAAATTACAGAGAGATAAACTTTATTCAAATCGAATAAACCCAGTAATCAATTCACCTGGTGCTGGAATTATCTTATTCGGTGATAAAACTGCTTTCGCAAAGGCATCAGCATTTGATAGAATCAATGTTCGCAGATTATTCATCTACCTTGAGCAAGGTATTGCAGCTGCTGCCAAAGATCAGTTATTCGAATTCAACGATGAGATCACAAGGGCAAACTTTGTGAACATTGTTGAACCTTTCCTAAGAGATGTTCAATCCAAGAGAGGTATTCAAGATTATGTTGTTATTTGCGATGAGACAAATAACACTGCTGCTGTTATAGATAACAATGAGTTTATAGCAGATATCTTTATCAAACCAGCAAGATCAATTAACTTCATTGGTCTTACCTTTGTCGCCACTCGAACTGGTGTATCATTCGAAGAAGTTATCGGTTCCGTTTAATTAATTTAGAGGTTTAAGAAATGCCTTCACGTCAACAAATCAACAATATTCCACTAAGGAAAATTAGTGATTTCAAAAGTAGATTGTCTGGTGGTGGTGCTAGACCGAACCTCTTTGAGGTAGAGTTAGCATTCCCAGATGCCGTTGCAATTGCAAACGATGTCTTACAGAAATCTAGATTTTTAGTCAAAGCAGCAGCACTTCCTGCTTCAACAATTGCTCCAGTCGAAATACCATTCAGAGGTCGTATTTTAAAAGTTGCTGGAGACAGAACATTTGAAACTTGGACTATCACAGTTATCAACGATACAGATTTTGTTATCAGATCTGCGATGGAAAAATGGATGAATGTAATTAACAAACTAGAAGATGCCACAGGATTAACTGATCCAGATGAATATCATAAAGATGCTTTTGTTCATCAGTTAGATCGTGATGGTTCAATTCTACGTTCATACAAATTCTGGGATATTTTTCCAACTAATATTTCCACAATTGATCTTAACTACGAAACAACTGACACAATTGAACAGTTTGATGTAGAGATGCAAGTTCACTGGTGGGAAGCATTTAAAGGAACTAGCTCTCAAGCTGGTGGTGAAAATATCAGATAAATAATAAAATACTAGTACAATTATAATATGGCACGGCTATTTGGGTTTTCTGTTGAAGATAACGAAAAAAAATCACAGTCGATAGTTTCACCCGTTCCTGAGAATAATCAGGACGGGTCTGACTATTATATACAGAGTGGATTTTATGGTTCTTACGTAGACATCGAAGGAGTATATCGTAACGAGTTTGATTTAATTAAAAGATATAGAGAAATGGCACTTCATCCAGAGGTTGATGGTGCAATCGAAGATATTGTAAATGAAGCAATTGTAAGTGATCTATATGATTCACCAGTTGAAGTTGAATTATCAAATCTAAATGCAAGTGATAAATTAAAAAAGATAATTCGAGAAGAGTTTAAAAATATCAAAGAAATATTAGATTTTGATCGAAAGGCACATGAAATATTTCGTAACTGGTATGTAGATGGTAAGTTATGTTATCTTAAAGTTATTGATCAGAAAAGACCACAGGATGGTATTCAGGATTTAAGGTATATTGATTCACTTAAAATTAAATATATTCGTAAAGAGAAGAAAAAAGATCGAAATGATTACATCAATGTGAGAAGAAATAATGATGAAGATCCATCTACTCTCAATCCTCAGATTGATGAATACTTCATGTATACACCAGCACCAGCATATCCATCAAATCTTGCAACAGGTGGTGGTGGTAGTAAAGGAATTAAAATTGCCAAAGATGCAATTACATATTGCACATCAGGATTAATTGATCGAAATCGTGGAAGTGTTTTATCATATTTACATAAAGCAATAAAAGGACTCAATCAATTAAGAATGATTGAAGATAGTCTTGTAATTTATAGATTATCAAGAGCACCAGAAAGAAGAATATTTTATATTGATGTTGGAAATCTTCCAAAGATAAAAGCAGAGCAATACTTAAAAGAAGTAATGTATCGTTATCGCAATAAGTTGGTTTACAATGCACAAACTGGTGAAGTTCGTGATGATCGAAAGTTTATGTCAATGATGGAAGACTTCTGGTTACCAAGAAGAGAAGGTGGAAGAGGAACTGAAATCACAACTCTGCCTGGTGGACAAAATCTTGGTGAATTATCAGATATTGAATACTTCCAGAAAAAATTATATCGTGCACTTGCTGTTCCAGAATCACGTATCGCATCTGATGGTGGATTTAACTTAGGTCGTTCATCCGAAATACTAAGAGATGAACTTAAATTTGCAAAGTTTGTTGGACGTTTGAGAAAGAGATTTGCTCAGATGTTTAATGATATGTTGAAGACTCAGTTAATTCTTAAGAATATAATCACACCCGAAGATTGGGAGTCAATTCGTGAGCATATTCAATACGATTTCTTATATGATAATCAGTTTGCAGAACTTAAAGAATCTGAATTGATGAATGAAAGACTTGGAACTCTTGCAACAATTGAACCTTATATTGGTAAATACTATTCAAATGATTATGTAAGAAGAAAGGTATTACGTCAAACTGATTCCGAGATAATTGAAATTGATGAGCAGATTGAACAGGAAATTAAAGATGGTATCATTCCAGATCCAAGTGCGGTTGATCCAATTACAGGTGAACCACTTGAGGGTGGTGGGGATTTGGGAGATATTCCAACTGAACCAGATTTGGAAAAATCAGCATCAATTACTGATGCACAATTAAGTAAAGATACTAAAACGGCGGAGATATAATGAAAATATTATCTAACCAAACACTTATTACATATCCAGACAATGTGTATAATGCAACTGCTGTTTATATTCATAATCAAAGTTTATCATATGAAACCATTGTACGAAGAGATTCTAATTTTAACCTTATAGGAGATTTTTCCGTTCCAGCAGAATCAACAACTATTTGTTTAAAAAATGCTACCGATACTCTTGAAACAGGAACTTTTGATGTTTATGCAGCAAAGATTGCATATAGTCATATGATGTCCCCTCCGTCAAATATAAGAGTATTAGGTTCGGAAGTTGCATTACCATCAACATCAGGAGCTGCTACTAGTTTTAGTGAAGCATCTGTTGTTCGTATTGTAAATACAGATACCCAAGTAGCATCTCTATCTATTAAAGATGGTTACTCAATTACAATGCCAGCGAAAGAGATAATTTTTTTAGAAAAACTTAACACACAGTTAATCTATGGTAATACTGGCAATGATATGAAAGGTGTAAAAGTTGGATTCACACATTAGAAAAATGAAAAATCTAATTACTACTATTTTAGATACTGATGCTTGGGTATCTGAAGAAGTATAAATAAAATATAACGTTATAACTAAAATATGGAAGACATCATCGATTTGATAGCAACAGATTCTGCTGCTTCTGAGGTTACTGATAAACTCAAAGACATTCTTTTTACAAAATCTGCAGAAAGAATTGAGTCTCAGAGACCTAATATTTCTGCGTCTATGTTTGATGAACCTGAAGTGGAAACTGAAGAAGAACCAGAACTAGAAACAACAGAGGAACCAGAATAATGGCATCAAACACAAATGTATTAGGTGCGGAAGTTGCATTACCAACAACAACAGGAACTGCTACTAGTTTTAGTGAAGCATCTGTTGTTCGTCTTGTGAATATAGATTCCAGTGCTCATGTTGTCAGTGTCGTAGAAACAAGAAGTGGAACTGGTATAGGTTCATTTACGATGCCAGCAGGTTCTGTTGAATTTTTAGAAAAAACATATACACATTGTGTGTTCGCAAGTAATGCAGCAATTAAAGGATCTAAAGTAGGATTTACACATTAATGCCATGAAGTTAATCACAGAAGAAATTTCAACCGTTAAATTTATCACCGAAGGAAAAGGTGCTAAGAAGAAAATGTATATTGAGGGTGTTTTCCTACAAGGTGACATCAAAAATCGTAATGGTAGAATGTATCCAGTATCAACTCTTGCAAAAGAAGTTGGTAGATATAATGAATCTTTTGTACAAAAAGGTCGTGCACTTGGTGAACTCGGACATCCAGATGGTCCGACTGTGAATCTAGATCGTGTTTCTCATAAGATTACATCTCTTCGTCAAGAAGGAAATAATTTTATGGGTAAGGCACAACTTCTTGATACACCAATGGGTAAGATTGCAAAGTCACTTATTGGTGAGGGTGTAACACTCGGAGTTTCCTCTCGTGGTGTTGGATCATTAAAAGAAGATCGTGATGGATGCAAAGTGGTTGGTGAAGATTTTATGTTAGCAACTGCTGCAGATATCGTTGCAGATCCTTCTGCTCCTGATGCATTTGTATCTGGAATTATGGAAGGAAAAGAGTGGGTTTGGGAAGGAGGAATTCTTCGTGAACAACAAGCAACAATCACTAAAAAAAGAATCAATACTCTTGTAGATCAAGGTAGATTGGAAGAGCATAAACTTAATTTATTCAGTGATTTCTTATCAAATCTATAAGTTCTATAAATAAATATAGAAAAATCTCCGAAAAGGCAACAATTTACACAACATGGAAAACGTAGTAACCAAAGGAGCTCAACCTGCAGAACCAATGCAGAAGCTTACCACAGGTGGAACACCACCAACAGTAGAAGATCTAGGCGGTCCTACACCAGAAAACTATAAACCAGACGACGATTCAGCAAAACTCAAAGATGCTGGTGCAATCCTTAAGCAAGTTAAAGATATTGTTAATAAAGGTGCAAAACCAGCAGAGCCTATGAAATCATCAGGCATGAAAGAGGAAGAAACAGAAATCGATCCTACCTCC